TGATTTTTTCTTAGCAGATAATCGCAGTATTCGGCTTGGTGATATTGAAGTTCGCCAGATTCAGGTGAAAAACTATGATCAATGGCTTGGCTGTACTGCACAAATCAAAGTGTTTTTAGATAAGAAAGATCATTCAGATGAAGTTTTAACACAGCTGTTTTTAGCTCATCCGGTAGATGTTTTTAAAATGTGCATGTTGGTGACTTCGATTGACGCGGATCAGTTGAAGAAACTGGCGGTTGATCAGTCTGAATTTATTCAGTTGCTGCGCACCATTGTGAGTGTGAACAGCGCAGGCCTTAAGGTAGAGCCTAAACCCAAGGGCAAGGCCGATCCTGATGCCAGTTGGTTTGATTCATTCCAGTTTTTAATCAGCTTGGGCCATCGGCATGAGGATATTATGAATATGTCCTATGGGGCGTTTCAGGCCTATTTGAAAGCCGGTCGAAAGAATTATATGAATGATGTCAGCTTAAGTGCTACCGCCGTGCGTGCTGCACAACATTCAGATAAAAAGGGTTTTGACAAGTTTAGAAAAGAGCTAAATAAACAGTGATTCATGCCACATAATTTATTAATATACTGAAAAATATTAAATAAAGGAGTGGGGTATGAGAAATATATTACTATCAATTCTAGTTGCGTCTTGCATGTTGTCTACAGAAGTGTATGCCAAAGAGTACACCAACTCTGTCCGTGGCAGTTACGGTATTGTGGACCTTGGCACATCTTATTCAAGAATGCTTGATGTTCTGGGGCAGCCAGAGTCTTCTTATCGTCACGTAGTCTATGATCGGAATGGTTGGCCTCATAAGGCAATCAGCTACTTCTACACTATTAATAATGCAAAGTACGAAATTACAGTAGTTGATGGCAATGTATTTCGCATCAGCTGGGAGCGTGAATGATGGCTCAAACAGTTGAGTGTTTAGCTTGTGGGCATGTTGGTCTGCCTAAAACAAAAGGTAGTTTTGCCGTAACTATCATTTTATTATTTATAGGACTTCTACCAGGTATTATTTATGAGATTTGGCGAAGATCTGGTGGAAAGGTCTGTAGTGCCTGTGGAAGTCACAGTGTAAGGCTTTATATCCCTGTGCAAAGGGTGGTGCGGCAGCCCGAACACATACAACAAGTTAAGCCCACTGAAATACACAATAAAACAAAACTGGTATCCGAAGACTATTTTTCTCATAACGCAGTAAATCATATAAAGCCTAAAATTCAATCAGATTTAAAGACCTGTCCTTATTGTGCTGAAGAAATTAAGTTAGTAGCGATCAAGTGCAAGCATTGTGGAAGCATGGTGGAGCAATGAAATACTTAATAGGGTTATTTATTTTAATTCTTTCACAAAGCTTGTTTGCTGGGGTGTATACCTGTGTTGTGAATGGTAAGACTGTGTACCAGGGTAAGCCGTGTGTTGGGTCTGGCAAAACTGTGGGTGAGCGAGAAAGAGAGCGGAAGCAGGCATCGCAATATTCAACTGCGACCACAACCCCATCAAGCTCTAGTAAGCAAGGCGGAAGATACTCAGAGGAAGATTGGGGTGCAATTTGTCGCTCAGCTTCAAAGACCGCTAGTGCGGTAATGCGTAACAGGCAGCTTGGAATATCAATGAACAATCAGATGGATAATTTACTTCCAGCGGCTGATCCAGCAATTAAAGGTGTTATGGAGTCAATGATTAGGCTGGCTTACACAAAACCAAGATATAATTCGACTCAGTATCAACAAAACGCTATTACAGATTTTGAGGATGAATACTTGCTGATGTGCCTGCAGTCACGCAGTTAATACCTCTCAATATTCTCATAACATTCAACCCACTTCGGTGGGTTTTTTAATGCCTAAAATTTGAGGTCAGCATGTCAAAAAATTTAACTTTTAAACTTATCATGGACGCTGACAGCAAAGGTTTCGTTAGCGGTGTAAAACAATCTGAAAGTGTTGCAAAGTCAGTATTTGAAGCAATTAAAACCGAGTCTGATAAGTTAAGACAAAGCTCGGCAGAAGCAGCAAAAGAGCTTGGAAACATCATCCCAAAAGGCACGAGTGAGCTGGCTGAAGGTTTAACAAAATCATTATCCGGTGCCACTGAAATCATTAAAAATGCAGGCGAAAACGCAAAGTCTACTGCGGGCAACTTCACAGATTTTGGCAACAAGTCACATAAAGCTTTAGACCTATTAAAATCGGACTTAACAAGTGCTAAACAAAAACTGCAAGAGTTTGCCAATTCCAATGCGTCACCTGCAGACATTGAGGTTGCACAGCGCCAAGTAGATCAACTTGAAAAAGAAGTTCAACAGGCTGACCAAGCATTTAACGAATTTCAGGCAGAAGTCGGCAGAGCGAATACTCAACTTAAGGAAACAGATTCTGCGGCTGCATCGGCAAAAAAAGGCATAGATGGGGCTAAATTTGCAGTCAATGCGCTTGTTGGTGCTATGGCTGCTTTGGGTGTTGGGCTTGGCTTGCGTGAATTGGCTGAAGCCGCAGATGCATACACTGGACTTTCTGCACGCATTCAGATTGCCACTAAAGAGGGTGGAAACTTTGAATCAGCAATGGCAGGCGTGCATCAGGTTGCTTTAGCCACAAACTCAAGCTTGCAAGCGACAGGTGACTTATTCACTCGTATTGATGCAGTCGGTAAACAAATGGGCATGACGCAGCAACAAGCGTTAGACCTAACCAAGACCGTTACGCAAGCAATTCAGATTGGTGGTGGTTCAGCTCAAGCCAGTGAGGCGGCAATTACCCAGTTTATTCAAGCTATGCAAGGCGGTGTTTTGCGTGGTGAAGAATTTAACTCAATTATGGAAAACGGCTATGGCTTAGCTGAGGCATTAGCTAAAGGCTTGGGAGTCACTACAGGTGAACTCCGAAAAATGGCTGAAAATGGAGAGCTAACTTCTGAACGTGTGGCGAAAGCACTGCAAAGCCAAGCTGCACAAGTCCAATCGACTTATGACCAATTCCCAACAACCATTGGCAATGCTTTACAAAAAATTGCAACATCTTGGCAGATACTGATTGGCACAATGGATCAGGCGAATGGCGCCAGTGCCACTGTAGCTGAATGGCTTGTCGTGATTGCTGACAATATGGGAATTGTCGAGGTCTTGATTGAGGATCTGGGCGAAGGTTTTGTATGGGTTGGGGATCAACTTAAAAAAATTGACCCTTCCGTTTGGGTGAGCCTGAAAGAGGCTTTAAGCAGTGCATACGATGCCATTAAAGATGTTGTGGTGACGTTGTTTGATTTAGGTAAAACGGTTGCAGATGTATTGGGCACAAGCCTATCAACTGCATTGTCTGTTTTATCATCATTGACTGGTGAAGTTACAGAAGCAGGCGAACAAGTCAGCTTTTTAGAACGTGTGCTTCAAGGTCTTTCGATAGCGTTCGGCGTCATTTCTGACGCGGCGTCAGGCATTAAAATCGGGGTCAATCTTTTAACAGGTGCATTTTTTGATTTAGCAGGTGCAGCAAATAGCGTACTTGCTGCTTTGACTTGGGGTGATTTAAGCAAACAGTTTGCAGCCAATGCTGATTTAATGAAGCAAAAGGCTAAAGAATACTATGCTGAAGCGGATAGGGATGCTCAAGGTTTTAAATCTAAAAGCATAGCTGCGATTGAAGAGATTAGTAAAACCCAAACCGAAAAAGATGCTGAGTCGGTTGCATCATCCAAAGCTAAGCTTGAAAAGCTTTTAGCAGATCAAACCGCCGAAGCTGAAGGCAAGAAAGCGTCTGAGCAAGAAAAGCTAAAAGCCGTTCAGGATTACGCCGAAGCCGCCATTAAAGCCAATGGCGGTGCAATGGATGGCACCATGCAAGCCGATCTGATGACGAAAGGCTATATCGTCACAATGAATGACGCAGGCAAGGTCAGCGTCAAAGCTTGGGATGTGGCTGCTGAGGGCGCTGAAAGAAATGCGGATGCATCGGTAAAAGCTAGAAAAGCAGCAGAGGCTTTAAAGCTTGATTTGTATGAGCTTAAGAATGGAATAACTGAGTCATTTAACACTGGTGCAAAGGATGTAAGTAATTTTGCTGCAGGCGTTGAAGAGCTTGGTTTTAAGGGTAAGGCTGCAGGTGATGCAGTTTACCAAGCTTGGCTGAAGTGGTTAGAGACTGCAAAAAGCCAAAATGAAGTTGACATGGCAATGTTAAAACTTCAGGAGTTTGGTAAAACAGGGCAACTCTCAACACAACAAGTTGAAATGGGCATGCTTGCTGTGCGAAGTGTTGTGCAAGGATTGCCTGCAGACCTTGATCCAGTTGAGCAAGCTTTTGAGCGATTGGGCATTAAAACCAAAGAGCAGTTAAAACTTGCTGCACAATCAGCCTTAGCAGATTTCAATACGATACAAGCCTCTGGTCAGGCAACCGCCGAGGGAATTAAGCAAGCGTATGATCGAGCTATGCAGGCTGCTGCTGCATCAGGTGATCAAGCTGTTATAGCTGCTACACAAGCAAAAGCAGCATCGCTAGGTCTACGCGTCGAAATCGACGAAACAGGCAAAGCCTCAGTCAAAGCCATGGATGAACTGACCGAAGCAAACCACCGTGTCCGTGATTCTGCCCGCCGTATCGGTGATGGTTATCGTGAAGCGGGGCAGATTGCACGTGAAGAAGCCAACGCTGCTCAACAAGCGTGGAATAAGGCCGTTGAAGAGTCAGCCAAAAAATGGGATGCAGAAATGAAACGCCAGGGCGAAGGTCTGAGCGCTGCCATTTCAGGCTATGAGTCATATTCTAAAAATGACGTCATTGCCCAGATCAAGAGCATGGGGTATAGCGATTCCGAGGCCAAAAAACTGGCAGGGTCAATCTGGTCCCAGGGCTTGAGCGCAGATCGTGATGCCAAATTTGCTGCATACGGCAAAGGTGGCAACTTGGCGATGAATAAACTCATCGAACAAGAATTTAATAACGCTGCAGCGAAAGGCTTAACGACACAGCACGGGACCAACAAGATTAACGAATTACTGCGTAATCTTGATGTGAGAAGCACTGGCAGCGTACCAAAGGTGAATGACTATGCACCAAGCATCCCTCAACCAAACTTCCGCGATGTTGATACCACACCAACCAAAAACGTGCGCTTTGAGTTTGTATCAGGCGGCAAACGCTTTGAAATGCAAGGCTCACAGGAAGATGGCGACACAATGGAAAGCATCTTGCGTGAATTTGAAATGCTGAAAAAGGCAATGTGATGAAATTAATACGCTTAGCAACATCCGAAACCGTCTCACTAGAAGACGGTTTTTTATGGTCTGATGAATTTGAATGGAAGCCAAAAGAGCAAACATTGGAACGTGCCATTAGTGGTGCGGCCATTATTCAGGAAGGCGTCAAAGTCGGTGCTCGACCTATCACTTTAACGCCCGACAGCAATCGTGGTTGGGCAAAGTTAAGTGATGTGCGCAAGCTACAGGAATGGTCGGCTTTAAGCGAGAAGTTCCGCCTGCAGTTTGAATGGCCGCATGACAATCGACAATTTGATGTGATTTTTAATCATCAAGATACGGCACTAGAAGCGGTCAGCGTGTGGGGTTCACCAGCGACCAGTTCAGATGAAATGATGCGTTTAACGCTAAGATTTTGGAGCGAATAATGGCAATTGAAACAAAAGACTTGGTGCTCTATAAGTCGGAGCGTTTGACCGATACCGATGACGGTGGTGGCAAGTATTCAGGTCAGGTCATCGTGGATGGCCAAAGTAATAACCTGTTCAATGACGTGTCAGAAATGGATCGAACCATGGGCGACGTGTCTATGCGTAAAATCTTTCCAGCGGTGATTACTGAAGATACAGACTCATTGATGGGTGCAACGGTATTCATCTCTGAAAACCCGCAAGACCCAAACGTGTCGGCTTTACTATTCAGTACAAAAAACTGGACAGATGAACGCCGTAGCGCCCAAAACCGAGTTGAAAATTACTTGGCTAAAGGTGGACAGATTGCAGGCACACCACTGGATACGCACTGGCAAGGTATGAAACAATTGCAAGTGGCTATGTTTCCGCAAGAGGCTGAGTCTAGCGTTGGCGATACCATTGTTCTAGTCAGTGACGAAGGCAAGGCGCTTGAATTTGAGCAATATGTGCGTATCACCAAAGTTGAAACACGTATTGCAATCATGGTGGTTGATAATAAAAACGTGGAATACAAAATTGCCACGTACACCATCAATGACCCGCTTGAGCGTGATTTTGTCGGACTAACAGCACGGCAGTGGTACGGTGGCAACACACAGTCTACAACCATCATTCGTGAATCACTGGTGGCTGACACAGGCGAGTATTGCGCCTCGGTAAAACTGGCATCAGATGCGCAGGTTGGTGAGTTCACTGTGAATGCATCCAGCATGTTCACACAGTTGATTCCATCAGCACAGACTGAAACCCCGATTATTGATGTAAATGCGGCAGGTGAAAGCGTTATTTTGGTGCCAGGTAACGACGGTACCATTACTGCAAATTTTCCAACCACTGTGGGTGTCAGCCAAAACTTGTATTTAGGTTCAAGTGTGATGCCATCAAGCATTGCCTTTACCTTGTTTGGTCAGTCTGTGAGTGACCAAGGTGGCTTGCTTAAAAACAGCCAAGGCACACAAGTCGGTACGGTTGATTATCAGCGTGGTTTAATTCAATGGACTTCTGCTGCGGGTGCGGGCTCGACCACCTTGTCAATTACCTTTAAGCCTGCCGCAGCACCAAGACAGTATTTTCAAAGCTATAGCATTCCTGTAACCCAGAACAGCCAAAGCAGCAACTGGACAGGCGTTTTAATTCCGATTCCTGCACCTGGTAGTTTGTCACTTTCGTATATGTCTCAAGGTAAGTTCTACGAGTTGAAAGACGATGGATCGGGTCAGTTAAAAGGTGTTCACAGCTCGTTTGGCTCAGGCATGATTAACTATGAAACAGGTTCATTCTTACTAACCACAGGTGCTTTGCCTGATGTTGATACGCCAATTTTGGCACACTGGGGCACACCAATTGCAACTTTCGTGCGTGCAGGTTTACACGTAGAGAAAGCAGGCTTTGATTTTGATCTTGGACAAACAGGTATTGCCACAGGCATTACTGTGACTTGGGTGTTAGAAGGTGCAACTAAAACTGCATCTAGCAATGCAAAAGGCTTGTTTACAGGTGATGCTACAGGATACGTCAATTACGCAGCAGGCACAGGGCGGATTATTCCAAACAAATTGCCGCAGAAAAATACGCAATTCAACATCACGTATAGCTATGGTCCACAGCTCAGCCAATCTAAGTCAGCGATACCTGATGCCAACCAACAACTGATGTTTACTATTGGCACAGGTGCAAGCATCCAGCCAAGTAGTGTTGCTTTAGAGATTCCAGTGACAGATCAATCAGGTCTAAATACGCTTACTGTGCATCTTAAAGATGACCCAACAGGCGGCAATATGGGTAATTTGATTAATGATGCAGGCGATATTCAGGGCACGATTGATTACAACACAGGTCAATGCATTGTGACACCAACAGCTTCATACAAAACATTTAACTATGTGTATGAGGCACGATATACAGCAACTTATGCGTCTGCATAAAGGTGATCTAAATGTCTTTTTATTCTCCAGTTACATCCCGAATTAATGGCACCACACTTCAATTTCGGGCCTATAACGAAACGCCAATTTCTGTGAAGTACCGTGATAGCTCAGGCGTAAACCAAAGCAGCACCATTGCTGTGGCTGATAAGTTACGACTTGATCTATCATCAGGGTATGACGAACAGATTTTGACAGGCTCAGCACGTTTTAAAGTCGGTGCAGATACTTTCTTAGATCGTGATGGGATTTTATATCGCAATGTAGACCCATCAAATAATAGTGGTATTGCATCAGGTTCGATTCAGTACGGCACAGGGCAAATTCAAATTGAGTCATGGACACCAAACGGTGACAACACTGTCAGTTTAGACTCACTGACAACTACAACCGACTTACCGCCAATGAATCAAATCAGCTTTAGAACACCAGTAATTCCAATTCGACCACAATCATTGACTGTGGTTGTAGCATCATTGGAACATGGGCAATTAACGCTAACCTCAGACGAAAATGGCGTGATTGAAACAAGCCTTGCACACGGCAAGATTAATCATGATACAGGTTTTGTGGATATTTATTTCTACGACAAAACCGAAATTACTGAAGCCAATCGCGCAGAAATTACCGCTAAAGATTGGTATGACGTGCGTATGGAGTACGAGGAAGCGGGCAAAACTTATATCAATGTACCAGTATGGATTGATGGTTCATCGGTGCGTTATAACGCAATTGCCTACACTTATATTCCGCTTGATTCTGAAATTTTAGGATTGTCTGCAACACGTCTGCCCCTCGATGGACGTGTACCTATTTTCCGAGTTGGTGACATTGGCATTGTCAGCTCAAGCAAAACACAGGAATTGCCAAGCCATATTGCAGGGCAAACCTACGATTTAAACGATCAACGTATTTCGTGGTGTGAACTTGAAGATAGTCAAGGTACCAAAGTGCCATTTGATATGTATGTAGTCGATTATGACTACGGCAAAGTGACGCTAAACGGTGATTTTTCACTGAATATCTTGGTTGCGCCAATTGTGGCCAAGTATCGCTATCAAGACATGGGCTTAATTCGTGATGTGCAGATCAGCGGGCAACTGACCTTTACCAAGCCATTAACCCATAATTATGATGCAGCAGACACGATTGTAGGTTCAGCATTGGTAATTGGTGATATGCAATCGCGCTATACACGGAAATTTGTGCAGCAAACGTGGAATAACGCATGGGCGGATGAGGCAACAGGTAGTGGTATTTCAGCCAACTATAACGATGCTTTGTATCCAATTGCTGTGACGAATAAAGGCGCGATTCAGGAGAGATGGGCTTTAATCTTTACCGATGCACAATCATTCCGTTGTGTTGGTGAATATTCAGGGCAAATTGGCACAGGTAGTGTGAACGCAGATTTTGCACCGATTAACCCTGTGACTGGCTTACCTTATTTCACGGTGAAAAAAGAAGGTTGGGGTGCAGGTTGGGCAAACGGGAACGTGCTGCGCTTCAATACCGTTGCTGCAAACTTTCCAGTTTGGGTAATTCGTACAGTGAAGCAGTCTGAGCCAACTGTTATGTCAGATAAATTCCAGATCATGTTACGTGGTGACATTGACCGTGTGGTTTAAAAGTTAAATCAAATATGGCCGCTTATGCGGTCTTTTTTATGGGTGAAGAAAAATGGCAGGACTTGTAAAGCATTATCAAAATACGATGAAAGGCATTCCGCAACTGGGCAATACGTGGGGTTCCATGATCAGGCTACTTGATGCGGTTCTGGTAACAGGTTTTAACATTGTACCTATTTTGAACCTAAGCAAAGCAACACCGACATCAATCACAGCAACAATAAATCTAGGTAGTGACCATGGTTTTATTGATCGCCAAGTAGTGCGAATTTCTGGTTCTACGAATGGTTGGGATGGAGATTATAAAGTTTTAAGTGCAGATGCTAGCTCAATTACAATCGAATGCACAGCGGAACATCCAAGTGTTATTTCGGGTACAACAACTTGTTTTACTGCACCGCTTGATTTTGAGATTGTGCATCAAACACCTGCAATGTCAGTTGAACCAAAACGTGCATATCGTTCAACCAATCCTGAGTCGCTTGGATTGATTTTGTTGATTCATGACTTTTGCGCACCTGGTGGAAATGCTTCAGGCGCAAAATTTGCAAAAGTGGCTATTGTATCCAGCATGTCTGATATTGACACGATTACAGGTGTTCAAATGCCGTATTCTGAGGCAAATCCACAGCGAAACTGGACGTTCAGTGGTGGCGTGCATGGTTGGGCAAAATGGTATTACAAAACCCAAAATGTGGATATGGATGCCCGAGATTCGAATGCTCCACTTAACTCGAATGCGCCATTTAATCTAGTTGGTAATAAAGAATCATTTTTTATTGATTGCTTGATTGGTGGAACTAGTGGTTATTCACTGTCAGGTATTGCAGAGTTCTATGATCCACACCTAGGGACGAAGAATTTAGCGTTATTTGCTGCTGGGATTATCTCACCGAGAACAGAAACATGGTATTACGCAACCAACTCTCAAGGCGCGTATTTAAAATCAATTTCAGATGGTCACGCATCAACACAAGTGAGTGCCAATATTTTCATCAATAAGGACGGGTTAAGCATTCCTGAGCCACTCACAAAAAACATGACAATCACTGCTGCATCGCAAAGTGACAGTATTCTTGTTGATGCTGTTGTATTTGATAACAACAACAATCCGCGTGGCGTAATTCCTTTTTTAAAAAATCATGTTTCAACCACAAGCAAAATTACATATCTTCATGATGCCGGCAAAACTGTTTTCCGATACACAAGTAATATATACGCAGCATCACAGTACGCATTAACGCTGGAGAGTGAGTGATGTTATTAAAGGTTAGAGTGTATAAGGAATCAACAAGCCAGCAGCATGTGATTGCAGGTCGTATTTTTGAGCTAGGGTTGCCAGTTTCTCGGCTAGTGTATGTATATTCTAGAAACTCAGGGAGGTTGCTTGCGAGAACGAGAAGTGATCCAAATGGGCGCTATAAGCTATATGTACCTCA